AGCGTGCCAGCTTTGATCAGTTTACGTCTTGCCGACGGGCTCGCATGAGAGGAACACCGTCCCGGGTGTTCCAATGATCACAACAACCCTCTTGGGATGTCGATAACCAATAAAATAAGAAAGTTACTAAGATTCAGCTCCAAGGACCGCATATTGTCCCCGAGTAACGTAAATGTCCTCGTAAGTGATGGTAGTGGCAGTAATCAATGCATAGAAGTCAATAGTGTCTCCTGCCTCTGCTCTCCATTTAGTGACAGCAATTGAGGTTGTGGTAGACAATGACTTGTACATCAAAGCGACAAGACCTCCAGATCCTGCTCCTGCTACTGGAGCATTCAAAACTGAAATGCCCGTGCCCCTGACTACAAACACGACCAAGTATTCCCCGGAGGTTACACAGGTCATAATGCGGTCAGACACAGAAACAGTAACATCAACCACTGAGAATCCAAGATTCTTAGTGGATGAGTTGAAAGGACTTCCATTAGTGGGTGCCGTAGTAAACAAATGAGTGGTCAGAGGATGGCCCAAACTGGGTTTCTTCAATTCCACTTCATAGTTTATGTACAGCTCTCCAGCAATGACACCATCACCATAAATGGATGAGATCCACAAATTACCAATGTCATATGTTTTGATATCCGTGTCTGCCACTGAACCTTGCCTTACAAACAAAAATTCCTTTGGACAATCAACAACCAAGTCATTGTTCATCCACACATTATTTTCCGAACTAGGAATGGTTTGTGCTTGTTGGGATTTTGTTGAGGGAGCCGGATCGGCAGCATCGAAATCAAAAGACATCATGATAACGCCTTTGGTGTCAGTAGAGGTTACACTACGATACTCAAATCGAAGCCGATTGAAACGGTACTTTTCATAACGAGCTGCCAATTCAGACAGCCATGGAAAAGTACTGCTCAAACCTGGATTCGTTGCGTACTTAATGACCTCATACAGGATTTCTCCTGTCACCGGGCCTAAAAGGCTCCGGTGAGACACAATTATTGAGTCTTTTCGATGGTTAATGGTAGCAGGCTTACCTTGTCGGCGAGTCGCTATTGCTACAGGTGCAGCTCTGGTAATATCATTACCTTTGGATGTGGTATTTAATACCTGTCGACCTTGCGACGGTTTCTTCTTAGTTTGTGTTCCTCGTAATTTCGGCATATTTGTCTTAGCGCTAGAAGACTTAAGCAGAGATTGGAGGCCAACGAGAACACCAGCAATGGAGCGTTTTGCTCCACGGCCAACATTCTCACCAGCGAAGTTCCT